ACTAGGAGACTTTAATGAGAACATTAAATGATTATTTTGTAACAGCAGAGATAGAAGACGTATCTACTGCATCTAGTACATTCGTTGCTATCCCAGATGGTGGACGAGTAGTTAAAATTATATCTGCACTACAAGGTGCTATTAGTGGTGGTAATGCTGCAGTTTCTTTTGAAATTGGTGGCACAGCTATTACTAATGGTGGTATTACAGTTGCTCACTCAGGTTCAGCAGCAGGTGATGTAGATACATCAGTTCCTACAGCAGCTAACTCAGTTGAAGAAGACGGAACTATTGAAATGATAACAGATGGTGGTTCTACAGGAACAGCTAAATTATTAGTAACATTTGTAATTAGGAGATAAGCATGTCAAGAATGAGAGTAACAAATACTATCGTAAGAGGTGTTACTGCTACATCTCAACAGTCTACAGCTACTGATGCAAATACTGAGTATGTCAGAATCGTATCTGATACAGATGGAGTTCATATAGCTTTTGGTGCATCACCAACAGCAACAACAAGTACAACAATACTTGGTGCATATGACCCTGAAATATTTAAGATTGATGGTGGCATGAAAGTCGCTGCAATACTTGCAAGTGGAACAGGTAATATTTATATAGATGAGTTAAGTGAATGAAACGTAAGATAGGACAAAATCAGATATTTCATTATCATAATCCTACTGGCGAGTTCGCTATAGAACACATCGAAGATATACAACCCCTTATTGATTCTAATAAGAAATTACAGAACGAAGATCATCACAAAGCAGATGAGTTTAGACTCTCTGCTCGTATTCCTATGACTGTAGTTTATGAATGGAAAAGACTATTTGGGGTTGATTTATTTAATAAAGACCACAAAGAAGCAGTAAAAAAACTTATTAACAGTCCTGATTACAGGTATCTAAAGACAACCAATAGGCGAATATAATGGCAATAACGAATTACTCAGAACTTAAATCAGCTATCGCTGACTGGTTAGATAGAACAGATTTAACTGACCAAATACCTGATTTTATTACACTAGCAGAAGCTAGACATAAAAGAGATTTTAAACTTAGAAGAATGGAAACAAGGGTTACAGCAAATACTATAGCTGATACCGAGTATTATACATTGCCTGATAATTATGTTGCTATGCGTAATATACAACTAAATACTGATCCTAAAACACCTTTAGAATATTTAACACCTGAACAAATGGACAGAATTTATGCAGGAAGCAATAAAGGCAAACCTAAAGCATATAGTATTATCGGTAATGATATACAGCTAAGACCACTACCTGATAGTGTATACGAAATAGAAATATTATATTTTAAACATTTTGCCGCATTATCAGATTCAGCACCTACTAATGAAATGCTAACTAACCATCCTGATGCTTATCTTTATGGAGCATTGGTTGAAGCAGAACCTTATTTACAAAACGACAAAAGATTACAAACATGGTCTAGTCTTTATGATAGAGCAAAACAAGATATAATAAGTTCTAATGAAAGAGATAGACACTCAGGTGTAGCACCAACAACAAGAATTGATTACGGATTATATTAATGACAGTTTGGGCAGAACAATCTACAACTAGCACAAATTGGGATTTAGCAGGTACATTTTTATTTAAAACAGAAGATGATTTGTTTTTTTTAGCAACAGAAGATAACAATACTTTGCAGCAAGAAAACATACCAGTAATAACAGTTGATGATTGGACAGTACAATCGACAACAGCAACCACATGGACATAAATGGCAAATAAGAAATTTTCAGAATTAACAGAAGTTACCACCCCGAATAGTGAGTCTATATTTGCTACAGCTTACGATGGGGATAACTTTAAAGTTACACTAACAAACATAGCTGCAAACATGCCGTCTATTACTACAACTGGCACAGTTACAGGTACAACGTTTGTAGGTAATGTAACAGGTAACGTTACAGGATCAGTTACAGGTAACGCAGATACAGCTACAGCTTTAGCTACAGGTCGTACAATAGGTATGACAGGTGATGTTACTTGGACTTCAGCATCTTTTGATGGTACAGGTAATGTTACAGGTACAGCTTCTATAGGTAGTGGTGTTATTGTTGATGCTGATGTCAATGCAAGTGCTGCAATAGATGCAAGTAAAATACATGATGGCACAGTTTCTAATACAGAATTTGGATATTTAAATGGTGTTTCTTCTGCAATACAAACGCAGATGGACACAAAGATTACAGCTAGTTCTACAGATACTCTAACGAATAAGACTATTAACACAGCTAGTAATACGATTACAATTACCGAGTCAGATATATCAGACCTTGGCTCATATATCACAGCATCTTCTACAGATACACTAACTAATAAGACATTTGATGCTAATGGAACAGGCAATAGTCTTTCTAATGTTGAGGTAGCAGATTTAGCATCAGGTGTTCTTGATACAGATATATCAAGTGTTTCTGCATCTGATGATACACTAGCATCAGCAAAAGCAATTAAGACTTATGTAGATGCACAAGTTACAGCACAAGACCTAGACTTCCAGGCAGATACAGGTGGTGCATTATCTATTGACTTAGATAGTGAAACACTAACCTTTACTGGTGGTACAGGTATAGATACAAGTGGTAGTGGTAATGCAGTTACCTTTGCGATTGATTCAACTGTTGCAACTTTATCAGGCACACAAACACTAACAAACAAAACAATCAATAGTGCGTCAAATACAATAACGATTACAGAATCAAACATATCTGATCTAGGAGCTTACATAACTGCAAGTTCAACTGACACCCTAACTAATAAGTCAGGAAGCAACAGTCAATGGACTAACGATGCAGGATATATTACAGCTTCATCTACAGATACACTTACCAATAAATCAGGTAACATTAGTCAATGGACAAATGATTCATCATACTTAACTGGCAACCAAACAATAACATTAAGTGGTGATGCTAGTGGTAGTGGCACAACAGCTATTACAGTTACAGTTGCAGATGATTCGCACAACCATATCATATCTAATGTCGATGGATTACAAACAGCATTAGATGGCAAGGTAGCAGAAACAGCTTCTACAGGTAGTGCTGAGATTCCTGCAGGTACAACAGGCGAAAGAGATGGCTCACCTAGTGCAGGTTTTTTAAGATTTAATACAACTGATACATCATTTGAGGGCTACGATGGTAGTGCTTGGGGTGCAATCGGTGGTGGTGGAGGAGCATCAGCAGGTGGTGCTATCTATGAAAACACAGATGACATAACATCTGACTATACAATAACATCAGGTAAGAATGGATTTTCAGTTGGACCAATGACCATAGCCAGTGGTGTAACAGTAACAGTTCCTAGTGGACAAAGGTGGGTAATACTATGACATGTAAAGTTAATGCCGATACAACTAATGGATTAAAACTAACATCAGATACAAGTGGGGAAATAGACCTACAAACCAATGGTACAACTAAAGTACATATGGATAGTAGTGGCAATGTAGGTATAGGTACTAGTAGTCCTAATGCAAAATTACATATTCATGGTGGAGACCAAGCTACAGCAAATATAGATACATCTTCAGACATAGTATTAAATGTTGCTGGAACTGGGGCTAGTCCAAACAATGGAGGTTCTGTTGTATTTTCAGCAAATGATGGTGCTTGGAAATTTGCAGCTATTAAAGGGCTTGTAACAAGTGGTAATAATAACACTACAGGAGATTTAGCTTTTTCTGTTAGAAACGCTACTACTGATAGTACTTTAACAGAAGCTATGAGAATAGATTCTAGTGGTAATTTTTTGGTGGGAACAACTATCGGTAATGATGTTTTTGGTACTAGACAAGGACAGCAGATTAGAAGTAATGGTGGAACTGGTTTTATAAGGGATTCAGGTACACCTTTATTTCTTAGTAGGAGAGGAAATAATGGAGATATACTTACTTTTAGACGAGATACTACTACAGTAGGTGAAGTTAGTGTTGGGACATCTTCTACTTCCTACAACACATCTTCTGATTACAGATTAAAAGAAAATGTATCTTATGATTTTGATGCAACAACAAGATTAAAACAACTTAAACCTGCAAGATTTAATTTCATAGCAGATGCAGATACAACAGTAGATGGATTTATAGCACACGAAGTATCCGATATAGTGCCTGAAGCAATAACAGGTGAAAAGGATGCAGTTGATGATAATGGTGATGCAATCTATCAAGGCATAGACCAAAGCAAACTAGTACCTTTATTAGTCAAAACAATACAAGAATTAGAAGAAAGAATTACAGCATTGGAGAATAATTAATGGCTCTCACTTTACATGGTACAGTATCAGATAACACAGTAGCTTTAGATAGAAAGACTGCTACTCCATTGATTATAAATGGTGATATGCAAATAGCACAAAGAGGTACGAGTGGCACATATACAGGCACAGAAGATGAGATAGAAACTTGTGATAGATGGAAAGGATTTATAGGTAGTGCAGGTACATTTACTAATACACAAGATACAGATGTACCGACAGGTTATGGTTTTGCTAAATCATGGAAATTAGATTGCACTACAGCAGATGCCTCACTTAGCTCAACAGACTTTTTTTACATGAGACAAAAACTAGAGGGGCAAAATATCCAAGTATTTAAAAAAGGTACATCTAATGCAGAAGCATTTACACTTGCATTTTGGGTTAAATCTCACGTAACAGGAACATTTACTTGTGAATTAATAGACGCAGACAACTCAAGAAGTTGCTCACAAAGTTATACAGTATCTAGTGCAAACACTTGGGAAAAGAAAGTATTAAATTTTCCTGCTGACACAACAGGTGTATTTGGAAATGATAATGGCTCTAGTCTAGAAGTACAATTTTGGTTAGCAGCAGGTAGTGGATTTTCTAGCGGAACATTAGCAACAACTTGGGAATCTACAACTACTACAGATAGAGTAGCAAGTGGACAAGTAAACCTTGCAAGTAGCATAGATAATAATTGGTGGGTAACAGGTGTTCAACTAGAAGTAGGAACATTTGATGCTAACAGCATACCACCATTTCAGTTTGAAGATTTTGCTACAAGTTTTTTTAGATGTCAAAGATATTATCAAAATCAAGGTAATAACTTTTATGGTATGACAGAGGGTACAGATAAGTTTCGTTTTCAAATACCTTTTGACAGACCAATGAGAGCAGCCCCGACCATAACAGCTAGAGGAGCTGGTTTTAAATTTAATGCTAGATATTTAGGTGACCATACTACTGATAATCCAACAATAGCAGATGCAGCTTCAACTAGCTTTGGTGTTTGGTTAGGAGTCAATGGGTCAGGTTTATCTGGTAATGTACCAATATATGGGCGTTCACAACAAGATGCTGCTGGACAATTTTTAGCATTAGATTCGGAGTTATAAATGTATAAAGAGAATATAGTTTCAGTAAAAAAAATAAAAGATAGTAATGATGTTTTATTATCTTACCAAGTTGTATGGAATACAAATATTAACTCATTTGTACCAATAGACACAGCAAACACACACTACCAAGCAATTCAAGAATGGATTGCCGAGGGTAACACAATACAGGAAGCAGATTAATGGCTAGTATAAAACTAACAGGTGATACTTCAGGTGAGATCACAATCTCAGCACCTGCTGTAGCAGGAACTAATACTCTTACTTTACCTGCAAATTCAGGGGAGATAACTGTAGGTGGAAATAATACTCCTGCTTTTCAAGCAGAATTAAGTGCTGACCAGACTATAAGTTCTAATGTAATTACAAAAGTACAATTTGATACGGAAATTTTTGATACAGATGGATGTTATGATAACACAACTAATTATAGGTTTACTCCGACAGTAGCAGGTAAATATTTTGTTTATGCACAAATTAGGTCAGACTCGGCAGGTAATAGTCAAGGTTCATTTATAGCATCTAATATTCAAAAAAATGGGAGTATTATTGCAGAAAGTGTTATAGATTTTAGAAGTAATAATGGTCGTCAAGCAGGATTATCTCTAAACACAGTAGTAGAAATGAATGGAAGTACAGATTACTTAGAGGGTTATGGAAGACTGCTAGACACTAGTGGTAGTCCAAAATTTGAGAGCGTTAATTCTTCTAATTATTTTGGAGCATATAAGCTAATAGGAGTATAATATGGCAAGTTTATCAAGCAAAATTAGACAATATGTTAATAAAGAAATAGATTTTACCAAAGAGGTAATTTTACAAGATGATGGTCAAGGTCCATATATTAAAAAATGGAATTTAGATATTTCTAAACCTACAGATGCTGAATTAGACGCATTAGAATCACAAGCAAATATTTATGAGAGTAATCTTCAACAAGATGAAAAACGCAAATACGAGTATGGCAACTGGGAATATCAGTTAGATGAAATTTATCATCAAGGCATAGATGTTTGGAAAACAAGAATACAATCTATTAAAAACAAATACCCTAAGGAGTAACGAATGGGATTAGAAACAGGAACATATATAGATAGTCTTAATACTTCAAATCCAGGAGCAACTGATTCTGTTGCTCAAGGTGATGACCACATAAGATTACTTAAATCAACAATAAAAAATACATTCCCCAATATAACAGGGGCAATGACATCAACACATACAGAATTAAATTTACTTGATGGTGTTACGGCAAATACTACAGAACTTAATTATGTAGATATAGCAACACTTGGTACTGTCGAAGCATCAAAAGCTGTTACAGCAGATTCTAACAAAGACATAACAGGTATTAGAAACCTAACAGTTACAGGTACTATTACTAACAGTTCAATAATAACTTTAGCTGACGTATATCCTGTTGGTTCTATTTATATAAATGCATCAGTAACAACTAATCCTGCAACTTTATTAGGTTTTGGTACGTGGGTAGCATTTGGTGCAGGTCGTGTTCCAGTAGGACAAAATACTAGTGATTCAGATTTTAATACTTTAGAAGAAACAGGTGGTGCTAAAACACATACATTGACTACTTCTCAAATACCGTCTCACACACATACGCATGATTATTTTGATAATAATACAGGTGGACCATCAGCATATGGTTTGAACTTTGCAGGTAATTATAATCCAATTACTCAACAAACACAGGCAACTGGTGGTGGACAAAGTCATAACAACTTACAACCATATATCGTTGTTAAAATGTGGAAAAGGACTGCCTAATGCCTACATTTGTAGCACCTGCTCCAAAGGGCATGATAAAGGATACAAACAATACTGTACTCCCACCTGATTTTTATTCACATGCAAGTAATATAAGATTTACTGATAATGCAGGAAAGAAGATCAAAGGACATGATGCAGTATTTGGAACACCTAGTGTAGCTCCATACTTTGTACTTAACTGGTCTACTGGAACAGCATCATATTGGTTTTATCCAGGCACAGCAAAGATTTATAGAACTGATGGTACTACTCATACAGACGTTACAAGGACTTCAGGTGGCGATTATGCCACTAATTTAACTACAGTAGGTAATTGGACAGGAACTGTATATAATGGTCTTCCCGTCTTTTGTAATGGTGTTGATAAGCCACAAGCATTACCTAACGTAGGTGCTACTAACTTTGTAGATTTACCTAATTGGGATGCAGCAGATATATGCAAAACTATTAAATCATTTGGTAATTATTTGATGGCATTAGGAATAACAACATCTAGTACAGAATTTCCTAACAAAGTTAAATGGGGTGATGCAGCAGAAAACTTTAGTTATCCATCATCATGGACATCTTCTTCTACTAATGATGCAGGGGAAGTTACCATAGGTGATGAGTCAGATTTTATTGTTGATGGTCTAGCACTTAAACAATCATTTGTAATATATAAAGAAAACTCTACATGGTTAGCTAACTACATCGGTGGAAACCTTGTATTTAGTTTCCAAAAGTTATTTAACGATACAGGTGTATTAAGTAGAAATTGTGTAGCTGAGTTTGATGGTAGACATTTTGTAGTTACTCAAGGTGATTTAGTAGTACATGATGGGGTAAGGAAAAATTCGGTAGCTACTGATTTAGTTAAAAAAGAATTATTTGATAACATAAATGATGCATATTATAATCTCACTTTTGTTGCACATAACGTACAGCAAACAGAAATGTGGGTATGCTATCCTAGTATAGGGTCGCAGTATTGTAATAAAGCATTAATTTATAACTATGTTAATAACTCATTTACTTTTCGTGATTTGCCTGACATTTATCACATTGGTAATGGAATTGTAGACCCAGGTGCTACATCCATAACTTGGAATACACAGACAGATACATGGACAGATTATAGTGGGGTATGGGGAGAAAGAACCTATAATCCTACAGAAAGAAGTATATTGATGGCAGGTGTTGCAGATACTAAAT